GCCTGAAGCATCTTGATGCCAAGACCCTTCACGCCGTGATGCTCGCCGTCGCCACGGTCGTAATACATCGGATGGATCACCTGCTCCCACTTTGAGAAGCGGCGCAGCTTCCGATACATAAAGTCGCTGCTATCACGCTCGTCGATGATGCAATGGCTGATCTGGCCATCGAATTCCTTGTAGAAGACATGGGACATCAGCACGACTTCTGAACGAGCGGAGAACGTGATGTCGTTCGAGCGAAGTTGACGCTGGAAGAACTCCCAATCGTACTGAACACCAGAACGATACGGCTCAGGCATTGCCACGCGGATACGCTGGCGAACGTAATCGACATTCCAACCAGCAGCTTTGGCCGCTTCCTCGTCTTGAATTTTCTCGAACAAATCGTCCACGCCCATGCGAACGCGGACGACGGCCACCTTCCAATCGCTGACATTGGATTTGGTGCCATCAGGAACGAGCAGATCGGTCGCCAGGATCGCTTTGCAACGCCAGTTGTTGGCATCCTCGAAGATGAGAGGACCGTGGCCCACTAGGACCATCTCACGCTGCGAAAGCTGCATGAGGTAATCAAAGTCCTTGTCCAGCTTCTGGAGACGGTCAAACTCCTCGGTGATGATCTTCGACCATTCCTCGCGCTTATCGATGTCATTACCGTAAGCAGTCTTGATGGTCGCGTAGGTTGGCACCTCGGCAAACACATCGTAGAAGGCGGACATCGCAAGCGTCAGGAACGCTTCGGATTCGCGGAAGTTTACGTTTGTACGAAACGCCTGATTATTCCTACGAAGTTCCGCAGGATTGTAAGGAGGGTTACCGTCAACGAGTCCACGGAGCTTCGCTCGGGTGTTATTCCGCAACTCATCTGCCATGATGAGCTTCTGGAAAATTTCACGGGCGGATGCCGCATCCGCGATGCGCGTATCGGGCGCAGTCCCGTTCTCGTTGAGACTCTTAAGCGGAAGTTGGGCTATTGATCCGTACATGGTCTTTTTTTCCAGCAGTGATCTGGAAGGTTTTTGTTCTCTGTAGAGTCCGTGAATTTATGTAGGGTTTCAATGGGAAACCAAACCATGCTTCTTACAAAGCATCCGCAGAATTCGCAACTCTGTAGCTTTTCGTCGTATGGTGTGCTGCCATGAGACGATAAAGCCTTCACCGTTTCCTTTATGACACGGCTATTGCAAGCACTGCATCCATGAGGCTGACGGTTGTAGATACAGGACGCACAAATAGCTGCCCTTCTTGTAGCTTCGTCCGGTGCCACCTTACCGCCGCCGATGGTAAGACCGTGGGCCAAACTCATACTGAACCGGACAACATCGCCTATCTGAAACGATTTCGTGCCTTTAACCTGCGGAATTTCGACATCGTTGTAGCTGCATTCAACGCCGCGACGACACGAAAACTCGACCAGCAGATCGGTCAGATTAGGCGGAATCTTGATCGCGTTGGCTTTGTAATGCTCTTCAACGAACGTAATCAGTTGCTGCCAAGAGCTTGCGATAATCTCTATTCCAGTCTCTGGCACCCGATAAACCCAGTTACCAGGAGGAACAACATGAGTATTAAGTAACTTGTATCCCATAATTAGATGTCGTGATAGATTGTATCAGCTTCGCTTACAAGTTTCTCCCAGAGCTTGTCGGCTTTGGTGTGGCGCGGTTCAAACTGTACGGTTTTCCGTACAAGATCGAGCAGAACGACGGCGGCATCCGCCAAGTCGGGTGATCGTCCGGTGCGCTGTTTCATCACAGTCTTCGATTCAACGGATATCTTACGCTTGGAATCATCGAACATACGGGCGCAGAACTCCTGCATCGTCTCGATGTCCAATCCACCGATCCGCTCTTCCACCACCCATTTACGCATCGAGAACCAGAGTTCTGTCACCTTTCTATCGTAGGCTTCATTGCATGGCCTATTATCCTCGTCACTCACCGGCAACACGGATGGTGAGCCGCCGAACTCTACGCGGTGAACAATTCCCCATTCTCTGGTGAGAATGTCGGCCAAGCCACCGCCTTCGCCGCTTGAATCGAGCGCAAAGCGATCCGGCTGAATACCGCGCTTCACGCACTCCTCCTTCACCCGATTCGCGATCTGGTAATGGACCGGATCAGGCAATGCCGCATTTGGCGAAATCTGGATGATGTCACCAAATAGTATGCTTACCTTATCCGTGGCAGTACCCACCTTGGCGAAGCGCAGAACGCAACGATCACCACCGAATCCTGGGTCGAGCGCAGCGACTTCCTGGGAGTTCGAGGTAAAGATCAGCTTTTTGTTGGGTGCATGAGTCTCTACGAGTGCTTCCGATAGCACTGTCTTGACCATGCCGTCCGGTGACCAGAAACCGCGTGTGTACTTCCAGAAAGTAGGACTTTGTTCGCCCTCATGGCGCATGGCGGACAGAACCTGATCGTGCGTGATCAGATACGAATACTTCGTTCGACCCTCGCTGATGTTCGGACTCTTCATGCCGTCGAAACGGCAGCAAATACCGCGTTCGGTCAGCCATGTCTGGTCCTCAATGGTAACGCTGCGCCACCCTTTTCCAGGGGTACAGAAACGTCCGTGCGGATCGAACTTGGATGCCGGATTACCGATCACCAGCATTTTGAACTCGCGACAGCCTTTGGATAGGTTCGTACACGCTTCAAACGCTGCCTCTGGGGTATCGGTTGCTTCGTCGATGATGACCATTACCCGATCCGCGTGGATACCTTGGATGTTGGCCACTGCCTTCGATGTATTGCCTTCCGCTACGGCAACAGCGGATATCGAGTGGCGATCATCTCCTTTGACAGCTTGAAGACTCATTTTCGAGTCCACCATGTTACCAGGGAATCCGCGTGTCTTGCGCGTGAGATCCTGAAGGTTGGCCCACATACGTTTGCGAATCATCTTCGCCGTGGTGGATGTAAGGACTACCGCTGTCTTGGATGGGTTAGCCAGCCACCAAACGGTCGCGAAAAGCGTGGCTCCAAAGGTCTTACCGCTCGCGCCGCAACCCGCCCATCCAACGTAATCGTGTTCGCAGAGGCTCTCGATTTGCTTTTCTAGCCACGGATTCCAACTGAGCTTGGGCCAGAGGATATCCGTTGCCTTGCGAAAATGTTCAAAAGTTCCTAAACCGCCCTCACTTGGGGACAAACGATTGCGAAAACAGTAAAGCTCAAGCTCAAGATCAGGTATTTTTACAGGTGATTTGATGCCATACTTGTGTTGGATCAATGGAGGCTCAGACACTTCAGAAGACATAGTTTACCCTTGCAATAATTGAGTCTGGACTTGAGGTTCTGGCAAAGGAAAAATATGCCGTCGCAACTCGTTTCTTCATCCGGCTGCTGTCAGCCTTGCGACTCCGATCCAATCGTCGTCAATGTTCCCGGCCCTATCGGACCTGCTGGAGCCAATGGAACCAACGGAACGAACGGAATTGACGCTTTCACCTACACAACTGCGTCATTCTTGATTCCTGCTCAAGGCGCGTGGGTTGTTGTTCATGTCGATAATGTTAATTTTCTTCCGCAGTCTGTAGCCGGTCAGTTCTTTGTTTCTGTTCAGGGAGCGGGATATTTTCAGGTTGTTTCCATCGATGGAATCAACATGACGGTTACCCTCCAGAATCCGGCTGCTGGTGTTCTTGGTATTCCGAATGCGGTTCCAACTACGCTAATTCCTCAGAATTCGCTGATGACGTTGGCCGGTGCGATTGGGCCTACGGGTGCCACAGGAGCAGCGGGAGATGCGCCAAAGACAGCTTCATACATCTGTCGAACCGCAGATGCTACGCTCACCAACGAGACTGCGCTTGACGCTTTGGCGGCTGGTTACATGAAAACCGCCGGTATCGGTGGAGCGGGTGCAGTCACCACTTCTGCGGTTGTTCCTGTTGCGGATATCTTTGGAACTCTTCCGATCAACAAGGGTGGCACCGGACAATTTGCGTTGCCTGGGGCTGGCCAACTTTTGATCGGTAATGGAACCGGATTCAATCTGGCGCAGCTTACCGCTGGTTCAAACATCACAATCACCCCCGGTGCTGGAACAATTACGGTCGCATACTCTGGAACAGCATCGTTCGTTCGTGAGTTTGCCTACATTACCGGATCGGCGTCGAATCTGACGAATTCTGGTGAGCGTCAACTTTTTGTTGGAACTGCTCTTTCGCAGCCTTCAGTCAACGCTCAGTGGAACGCTGCTCTTGGCCGATACACCGCGTTAAACACGGGGTATTTCAAGATCACCGCTTGCATTTACGCTCAGGGAAATGGAGCGACATCAAATGTTCAAATTAGGCTGAAGAAACTAGGAGTTGTCGTCAGCCAGACCCAAATAGCTCCACTCCAAAGTTCCGCTTCAACCAATCAGGTAATGCCACAGGTGATTACCCATGTGGAAAAAGTGACTGTTACAAACAACGATTACTTTGAGTTGTTTGCATACATTCAGGACATCAACAATGTAAACATTGTTCAGTATTCCTCGTTTACCATCGAGCGCATCGATGCGATCTGATCCATGAGTGAACGCGCTCCAAGACGCTACACGGACGGAACCGTCACGTTTGAGGGTGGCGTTGATTCCGGCATCATGCCGTCCGAGATCGATAAGAATCAGGTCGCCTTTGCAATCAATTCTAGCTTCAGGCAAGGTTTCATTTCTCCGCGTCCGGGTTTCGTTCAGAAAGATTTTGATATTTGCGTTTCGATCACTGCTGACAACGCAATCGTCACGGCTGATCAAACGGATGTAACTGCCGATGGATGGTCAGAGCAGTGCTATGGCCCATCGACAATCCAAGGCACCTTTCAATGTGCGCTTCCGTACATTTCTGACAATGGTCGCACCTTCATTCTGATGCTGATCGGTGGCCAGACTTGGCTATACGATACCGAGCAGAATCAGGCGCAGAACCTTTGCGTTTCGGACGATCTGAAGAATCCTGACAACATCCTCGATGGTTGGATGGTTCAGGCCGAGAACTTCGTAATTATTCAGGATGGTTTCAGTCGTCCGCTGATCTTTAATGGATCAAGCCTACGCAGGGCGAAGGATGACGAGATCAAGTGCGGCAGAGTCATGGCCTACGTCAACGGACGCATCTGGTACGCGCTTCCTGACGGTTTCTCTTTCCGTGCGACCGATATCGTCTATGGAGATGGAACGCGGGCCAGTGTTCTCAAGGAAACCGAGAACACCTTCCTCAATGAAGGCGGAGACTTCGCGGTTCCTTCGGACTCAGGCGGCATCACGGCGATGGCCGTTCCAGGTAACCCGGACACTTCGCTCGGCCAAGGTCCGCTGCTAGTCTTTACGCCTCGATATGTTTTCTCTGTTCAAGCTCCGGTCGAGCGGGATGTCTGGAAAAACCTGAACTACCCAATTCAGGCGGTTAGCTTGCTAACTTCGGGTGCGCTTGGTGCGCGATCCACGATTACTATCAATGGCGATGTCTTCTATCGCGCCGTCGATGGCATCCGCTCGTTCATCATCGCTCGTCGTTCGTTCAGTGATTGGGGAAATACACCCATCAGCAACGAAGTTCTCAACTTCACTGACAACGATGTAACCAGCCTTCTTTGGTCTAGTTCTGCTGTCGTGTTCGACAATCGCGTCTTGTTCACGACTCAGCCAAAGTACAACGCTCTTGGCGTCGTTCACAAAGGCTTGCTGGTTCTGGACTTTGATTTAGTCACATCGATGCGAAAGAAATTCCCGCCAGCTTGGGCGGGACTTTGGACCGGCTTGAATGCGCTTCAGGTTCTCAAAACTGAAAGCGTTTATGGTGATCAATGCTTTTGCATCGCCCGTGGCGCGAGCAATGAGATCCAGATTTGGGAAATCACCAAGCAGGACAAGTTCGACAACAGTACTGCAAACGGCCAGAAGGAGATCCAGTGGCTCTTCCAGACTCGCGCTTACAATTTCGAGGTGCCGTTTGGATTGAAGCGTCTTGATAGCGGCGATCTATTCGTCGATTCGCTCAACGGCGATGTCAGTTTCTACGCGCAGTATCGACCAGATCAGTATCCTGGTTGGATCGAGTGGACCGATTGGGCCGAGTGCGCCAAGGTTCAAGACTGCCAAGACTTGTGTCCGCTGACCAATTATCAGCCGCAATATCGACCGAAAATGCGGTTGCCGACTCCATCGGATATCCCGTGCAACTCAACAATTAGCACACCTGCTCGTAATATGTACGAAGTTCAGGTGATGTTCACGATCACCGGATACTGCCGCATCAAGAGTATCCGCGTTCACGCTTACGATGTTCAGGAGCCTACGGTTGGAGAGTGTCGGACTCCGTATCCTGCTTGTACCACACTAGAAGGGTGTGACGTAAATCCGCTGACTTACACATCAGAATAATTCTATGCCGAACCTAAATCTCATCACGCTCGTTCCGCCGAGTTTGCCGGTTAATTATTGCCCGAATAATTACCAAGGACTGGCCAACGATATTATCAGCGGAACGCAAGCCGTCTTCAATAGCACCATCGGAAATTCCTTCTTCAATTTCGGGCCAAATCCTCCGTCGTTGGCCAATCAGGTTTACCCGTGGCTGGACGACAAGGGCAACTGGTGGGTGCGCTCGAACAGCTATTGGGCGCGTGAAAACACGGTTCCTGCTAATGGCGCAGAACGGCGCATCTTTGTCGGATCAAGCAACGATGTTCTTTCCTACGATGGTGGCGATGGTTCGGCTTACGTCGGAAACGCTTATACCGGGGCGATGTGGGAGATTGATACCGCATTTGAGGCCAAGTTCCCGGTTGGCGTAGGCACTTTCGCTGCGAGCGGTACAGTTTACGTCACTACTTCGACGACCAGCACCGGAATCAATGGCGAAGACAAGCATACTCTGAGTGTCGTCGAGGCTCCGTTCAACGATCACACGCATGGTGTTGCTCAGTTGGCGATTCCAAACAATGACGACTACTACATGGTCGCCAAGAGTTGGAGCGGACTTGGGTCTTACGGCACTCAGGTTCTTCAAGGTGCCGCTGGATCTGGCGGTGGTGGTGCTGGGCCTAACGTGACAACTGGCGATCTTTCGACGACTACCGCTGATCGAACCGGCAACGACGTTCAGAATGCTGTTGGCCACAACAACATTCCTCCGTTCTACGGCGTTTACTTCATCAAGCGCACGGGTCGAATCTACTACACCAAATGAAGCTGATCGTTTCTGACATTCAGGCGATGATCGCTCGGGTGATCGGTACTTGTACCGATGATCCTCGCGTTTACGAGTACATCAACCAAGCCTGTCGCCGTCTGCTTCACAAGGGACTGTGGGCCGGTGCTTACGGTCGCTTCACGATCTTTACGAACAACGGCTGCATCACTTGGCCGCGTCAGATCGAGACGATTGAGGCTGTGGCCGATTGTTGCGCTGTCGGAACCGTTCGTAACCAATGGTTTGAGTTTCAGGAAACCGGATTCGGACTCGTCAACGGCGGCGGACAGGTTTGCCTCGGGAACCAGCTTCTGGATCGAGGAACGGTTGTTTCCTATCGCGATATGAGCGGTGGCACCAACAGCTACATTCGCGTTTACCCTGGTGACCTAAGCGATGTCGGCAAGACGATCACTTTGCAGGGAACCGACAACAATGGTCAGTGGATCAGGACGCAGAGCGGTAGCATTTGGATTGATGGCGAGAAGGTTACTTTGGCCCTCCCATACGTTCAGACTACGAAGAAATTCACGACTCTAACCGGAGTCATTCGTCAGTCGACCAATACGGTAAGCCGTTTGTACGAGTACGATGCGACAACTCTTGCTGAAACTGACATCGCCGTTTACGACCCGGACGAGACTCTGCCGCAGTATCGTCGCAGCTACCTTGGCAATCGCTGCAACGCGAACGAGGACAAGCCGGTCACCGTGATGGCCAAGATGCGCCATATCAACGCATCTACTCCGAACGATTACCTGATTCCTCCGTGCGCCGATGCCATCAAATTGATGGTTCAGGCGATCCGAAAAGAGGAGAATGATCTTCTAAACGAAGCTGTTGCGTACGAAGCTAAAGCCGTGCAAGCGGTTCAAGAGCAGACGATGCAATATCTTGGCGATGCGGTTCATACGATCCGTATGGTCGGTGCTGGCCAGAATGGCGGCGGTTTGTACCAGTGGTTCTGATGAAACTCGACCTGAACATCGGATATTGCGACGAGCTTGATGCTGATGGCATCGAGCTTTTGCAATCTGTTGTCGATGCTCACGATCAAGCTGCTCGCAACAATCAGAACGCTAGTTCATACGCTGCGGTTAACGCTTGTGCTGGAAGCGGAAATATCGGGAACGGAATCGCTTCTGCGATCCTTACGCTTGGTCAGAATCATGGCCCAATCGCGATGGCTCGAACCGTGTACGAGGAGTTCAACCAGCAGCACGTTGACGGATGCTTGAACGCCAAGATCAAGGTGCCTGGATTCGGAAACTCGTTTTTCAAAGATTCTATTGATCCAGCGTGGAACAATGTCTGGTCATTGATTCAATCGAAGTACCGGAAAATCACTGAACGGATCAACACGCTCCAATCGATGCTAGCTTTGCGCGGCAAAGTTCTTCATCCGAATGCGGCGTTGTTTACCGCTGCTGTCTGCTCGCATCTTGGATTCAAGCATGGAACCGAATGTTCCGTGTTCATCATCGCTAGGATTCCGGCTTGGACAACTTTGTGCATAAAATGAAGGGTCAACTGTTTCAAATTACGGGACTTCCAAGGTTTGGATCGGCGTTCATGTCGATCATGTTCTCTTTGGAGTCCGATTGTATTGGAATCCATGAGCAAGCGGCGACCGATCCTGCTTGGGTGCAGACAATCGAAAACCTTCGAGACCGATGGCAATACGTCGCAGATTGTTCCACCTATGGTTACTTCCCGAAGGCGACAGTTTCCGATTCGATAAAGGTTTACGTCAAAAAAGAACCTGTTTCATCGGCGGCTGAATGCACCGAGAAGTTTGGTTATTTTGTCGATTCCAACGGATTCAAAAACATCCGTTCGTATGCGGATCAATGGGCAAGTGAGCATGGCGCATTGACTGTTGATGAG